CAAGTTGAATACAGGCTCAGCGAACTAGGTCAATCCTTATCTCAAGTACTAAAGGGGCTTGCTGACTGGGCACAAAATAATTCAAAAACCATTCTTCTGAGCCGATCAACATATGATGCTAAAAATGGGGAATGATTCTTAAAAACTACATTCCGTTTTCGTGGCATTTAATCTTCTTCATTTTGCTAAAGGCGAAAGGATTAGCTACATTATTGAATTTACAAAATTTTCGAAGCGAAACCTCCAAAAAATTTATTACATAATTATTCTCCAGAGGCATCTTTATAACCACATTTGAAACCCCTTGTTTACCACCATAGTTCTTTTAGTCCAGCATAGTTTGCCCAAGTGAAAGAAAAAAACCATTCAATCAGTTACATCATGAGCTGCATTAAAAAACAGCCGCACTTAAAGTCATTTTAACCTCGGCGATGTCGGATATTTTTGATAAGCCTTTGATAAATAATAGAAAGCTATTAATAAAAACGGGAACCATCCGGTTCCCGTTCTTGTGCAACCCGCAGCGCGGATTACATGTTCGCGATGATCGCGTCGCCAAACTCTGAACATTTCAGCAGCTTAGCGCCATCCATCAGACGTTCGAAATCGTAGGTCACGGTTTTGGCAGCAATCGCGCCTTCCATACCTTTAACGATCAGGTCTGCGGCTTCGAACCACTCCATATGACGCAGCAGTAGTTTCTAAGATTATTCACAAACAATTGATAAATAACAATAATATATTATTTTACAGCATGAGCTCACGAATCTCACCTGATTTGTAACCCTATGATTATCATGATTTGTTTTTGAGTTTTGATAACCACTTTTGATAGTATGCTGCCCAAGATCAGCGTCTTATGTCTGTCGAACAAGGGATTTTAAATCATCTGCAGTATCTCACAGAAGCAATATTTTAGTTTGACGTTTATTAATCTTAACACTTGCTTTCAATGAATTACTGTTCCTGTAGACTCAATATTGCGAAGATTTTGACTCGATTGTGTCATGGCAACCTTCGCCATGAGCATTGAGCATTGAGCATTGAGCGGAAGTTCATAGTCATTCTGACCAATGTTAAAGGACCGTACTAAAACAGTGGTGTTTTAATCAATGCTGAATATGTCAATTTCATATCGATTTTAGCAACTCTTTATGATAAAAATATTAACACAATTCAATTAGATATATTGTATATATTAGTATGGGAGTGATTATGAGTAAACATCCAATAGGACCTAAAAAAGATTCAAATTATATAATCTCACAAGTTATGGAAGACTGGTCACATGTAAACAAGAACCAAAATAAAATCAATTTCATTCCTAGATCAAACATACCATTAATGTGTGTTGATTTGAAAAAAGATTTATGCGTAATTTTACAGGAAACTATAGAGGCAAAAATAGGAAATAAAAAAATTTCCTTATCAAGGCCGAACGAAATATCATTATCAATGAATATAGCTAATAACTCTCTCAAAAAATCTCAATCACTTAGAAAATCAATTCTAAAAAAAATAGGAAATAGTAAAAACAAAAAATTTTTTGAAAATGACGTTGGTGAAATTTATGATTATTTAGAAGAAGCTCAAAAAACAATAGTATTCAGTTATAAAGCAATTGAGGCCATGTGCAACTCAGCCATACCTGAAGACTACATTTATAAAAAAAGTTCAAACAAAAAGGGTGTCCAAGAAATTTATGATAAGTTAGGGATTGAAAGATGGGTATCTACCACGGAAAAGGTTTCAAAGATACTTCCAGATGTTTATAACTGCATCTCTCCTGAAAGACAACAGTTCTGGGGGCATTTTAAAAACTTAGAGAATCTTCGAAATGATATAATCCACAGCAAATCAAGTTCAACCTCGAAAGTCCTGAGTGAATTACTTTCTGGTGATATAGATAAATACGTAAGATCCTGTAACGATCTACTGAAATTTTTCTTCAATCAAGACAGAGGAAACCCTCTTTTTCCATTGATGCCGGGTATTACTGAAATCGTAAGCGCTGAAATTGATGACATGGATAAATATTTCAAGAGCATAAAATAATAAGAGCATATTAGATTGATATGCTCATGTTTTATTAATAAAAGAATTCTATTAATAATCTATGACTTAAGCTCTTTTTAATAAGCATCACCATGAACCATTATACTTCACTCTTTGTTTTCCAACGTATAAGCATCCCAGCAACGTCTGTTTCTGGCGCCAAATGGCTCTTAAGATAACGTTCACTATCATGGGGTGTCAGGGGTCGGAGGTTCAAATCCTCTCGTGCCGACCAAAATTCCCCAATTAAACCAGCCTCTTACGGCTGGTTTTTTTATGCCTGAAATTTCTCTAAGGTAAAACTAAGGTAAAATGAAGGTAAAACCCCTGTCATGATCTCCCTCGCTTCAGCGGCGATTTCATCAGCTAAAACACCCGCGGCACATCCGTCAGTCGGGTAGTCCAGCGGGGCGACAGCATCTCCCTTTTCATCTGCCATTTCTTCTCGATCCCCTGCCCCGCAAAAAAAAGCGTGCCCCGACCATTCCGCTGATTAACTGAATCCAGGATATCCATCAGCGCCGTGGCATTTGCCCGCGGTGCGGTGTCGTCAAAGAGGTTTAGCTGCGCCACGCCCTGGCTAAAAAAGTCTCCCAGAAGGATCCCGCCTTTCTGGTAACGGTGACCATCTTTCCAGACCGCATCAAGGCAGCGCACAGCAGCGGCCACAATGTCGCGTGTGTCCTGTGTAGGGGTTAGGAGCTTTGTTCCGGCATGCTTGCCGTAATAGGGTTCATCGAGTGCAAAAGGCGAGGTTTTAACGAAGGCAGACACATAGCGACAAAACTGATGCTCGCCGCGTAGCTTCTCCGCCGCGCGCGTGGCATAACTCACTATAGCCTGGCGCATTTCCGTATAGTCGGTGACGCGCTGACCAAAAGACCGGCTGCAGCAGATCTCCTGCTTTGCCGGCTGAAACTCGTCGAACTCCAGGCAAGATTCGCCGCGCAGCTCGCGCACCGTTCTTTCCATCACCACGCTGAAGTGTTTGCGGATAAACCGTATATCGGCATCTGCCAGCTGAAGAGCCGTTTTTATACCCATGGCCGCCAGCTTCTTGCTGATCCGCGATCCGATTCCCCAAACTTCATTACAGGGCAGCAGCGCCATCAGCTTCCGCTGGCGGGAAATGTTTGATAGATCCACGACACCGCCGGTTGCCTTCCATGTCTTGGCGGCGTGGTTCGCCAGCTTGGCCAGCGTCTTGGTGGGAGCGATGCCAACACCTACATGCAACAGCGTTCGCTGGTAGACCGTCCGCTTAATCTCACGACCGAAGTCCGTAAGATCGCGACAGCTCCGCACGCCGGTCAGATCGCAGAAAGCCTCGTCAATGCTGTAAACCGATACGCGCGGGCATATTTCTTCCAGTGTAGACATAAGCCGATGGCTCATATCCCCGTACAACTCATAATTTGAGCTGAAGCAAACCACGCCGCTCCGGCGAAAAAGCTCGGCATTCTTGAAGATCGGATCGCCGGTTTTGATACCAAGATTTTTAGCGAGCGCCGATCGCGCGATCACGCAGCCGTCATTGTTCGAAGCCACAACAACAGGCACGAGATCCAGCTCTGGCCGGAATGCCTGTTCGCACGAAGCATAGAATGAGTTGGCATCGACGAGGGCGAACATCTCACATCACCGGATAGTCGTCGAACGCCGCGGGACGAATGATGTGCGTAACCACGCCCAGCATTTCCACGTCATCCAGGGCGTCGCCCTCGATCGCCTCCCCCTCTTCCGTGATCAACGACGCTCCGCATAACCGCGCGATCTGCCGGCGGCCCATGAAAGCTATCAGCAGCATAGAACCGGTGCCGGCCTGCTTGCGCTGCTCTACAGCCAGAATGTTTGTTCCAATTTCTACGTACTGCGCCGAGGGGCTCAGGCCACTGATGGAAAAAAGAGGATGTGTCATAGGTGCCTCGCCTTATCACTGTTTAAATATACAGTATTCACAAAAGACGACGTTATCAAGGCGAAGCGGCAAGAAGATTTGTCAACGGACTGAGCCGCCGGGAATTTTTCTTAAGCTAAATCATATTTCGACTAAAATTAATACAGCCCCGTAGCCTGCACCAGACAGGCGCGGAATCTAACTGCCCCGTCGCCGGGGCTTTTTTACTGACTTCAGGAGCCATAGCGCAGCTGCTGTACCGTTTCCTCAAGCGCCTCGATTTTTGAGATAGCCACTTTCAGTGCCAGCGCCACATCAAGCAGCATGACGTTAGTGTCGAGGGAAAGGCTGGTTTTCATCGTGAAAGGGTTAAGGATGGCGCGTACATATTCCGGATCGATCTCCTGCACATCCTGTGCAATTACCCCGCGACGCTTTCTGCCCTGCGGATCGTCGTTATAGACGAATGATGTGGGTGAGTATTTCTTAACATTCTCGTATGATTCCTGCCCGTCGGTATACACGATATCGTGTTTGATCTCCCGGTCAGAGTTCGAGGCTTTCGTAAAAGTGAACGTACCCGCCTGGCTACCGGAGCCACTGCAAATAATGTCCCCTGTCGCCATAGAGAACGTCCAGATACGCGCACCAAAATCGGTTTCGTTAGCGGTCTGCATCATAAACGTATAAGGCCACGCCGACGCGCCAAGGCCTACAGAACCCCAGGTGGTATCGAGCTGATAACCAGAGCCGTTGTTATACGCCCACGTCAGCGCCCCTACTGCGCTCGTCGCTGATGTGTCGTTTACCACACGCTGCCTGACGCCCGCATTCTGGGCAGCACTGAGGTAAGTCCCGACGGTACCGGAAGGCATCGAAATTCGCCCGGTGATGGAACCACCTGACTTACCATCCAGAGTGGTCAGTCGTGGATCATTTCCCGCTGCAACTGTGCCTGCGGCAGTACCAACCTCAAGTGTGGCCGCACCGCCAAGCTGAAGGGCCTTTCTTGCACCTGCAGCATCCTTTGCGCCAGTTCCCCCCTGCCCGATACTCAGCGCGGTAGTGAGTCCGCTCAGAGAGGTTATGTCAGAGTTAGCCCCCTTCTTCACCAGTGATTTCTGTCCCGGTACGGTAACCGGTTCGCCGTTGATGGTGATTGTCACGTCGCCGACACCTTTCATGACATCAGCAAAGCCGCCCATGTAGCCCTGGTACATGGTGAACGTCTCCGCGATATCCTGTGCCAGACCGTCAACGGAAAGGCTGTCGCTCAGCAGAATGGCGAACTTCGTGCCGGCGGGAACCGCAGGGCTGGCCGCCGGGGTCACCGTGAGGCTGGTCGCGCTGTTGATGGCGGTGATCTGGAAAGCCTGTACCGGACTTGTCAGTGCAAGCACCGTGCAGCCGTTACGAATGAGTGAGCCTGCCTGGGTGAAATTAGTGCCGGTGCCGGTCAGCGTGTTGCCGCTGACAGCAATTGAGCCAGTTGTGTAAATCATTGGTTCTCCACATATAAAAAAACCGCCGGAGCGGTTTGTTAATTTGTTTAATACATGGCCGGGATAACGGGCAAACTGATTGCGCTCATTCCGCTGCTGTCAAAATCCCATTTTTGCCGATCATTTCGTGTAACAACGCGCCCCCGGCCGCCTTTGACATTCCCCCCGCTCATCATCAGCCCGCGACCGCGCCCGACATTCCATGACGTTGAGTTTTCGGCTCTCCTGACCTCCCAGCCATAACGGCCTACAGGCACCATGCCGCCGACTGCCTGCCATGAAAGAGAGGGTGTAAAAAATGATTTAATGACAAAGGGCTTCCGGGTCGTTGAGAAGGTGCACTGACCCTGAGGGTTGATGAAAGTCAGGCCCGGCCCCGGGACAGGTGCATCCCTGGAAAATATCGCGACGCGGGCAGTAACTGAGGCGGGCATATCTTCGTAGGCACCTGAATCAGACGAGCAATATAGTGTTCCGCCGATATTCTCCAGCACAGCAGTCGGGCTGTCCCACGAAGCGAAAACTATTCCGGTAACAGGCGGCGTCCATGCCCCGTTGATGGTTACCGTACCGTACCAGGTGCAGCTACCAAGATTCCCGTTCGTGGTCAGGGCAGTAAAATCTGTGGAGTCAGAAATCAGCAGGCCGCTGTTTCCTGACTGGCTTGCGGGTGTGATTCGCCATACCTGCCCGGGCCACTGGTAGGTGTCAGATGCCCCCTCCCTGTCTCCCTGAGAATTCATCGTCAGTGTCCCGCCGTTTTGCGTCACAGAAACCAGGCGCTGGGTGTAGGGAAAAAGCGCGGTGCCAAAATCAAAAATCCTGACGCTTTCGGTCGGGATGAAAACAGCAACGTCACCCGCACCGTACCCGTCGACCGGCACCGATTTTCCGTTATAGCCCTGGGCGGTTGTGCGGCAGAAAAACGGGGCACGCAGCCCCGCCGTGATTTCCATCCGGTATCCGTCGTTAAAATCGATCAGTAAGCCTGACGGCATTTACCAGCTCCCCAGCCTTATAAGACCGCCGTTTGCAAGGTTAACCGTGACGCCAAGCCCGTTAATAACGGTCGTATTGCCCGGCCCTGTGAGGTTGAAATTACCGTTGGTGGCGTAAATTGCGCCGCGAACGGTTACCTGGTTGAACTCGGCATTTCCGCTTTTAGGCAGATTCCATCCCGCCGCGCCGGCGGCATAGTTGTCCGACTTCAGTGAATCGGTGATTTTACCGAACTGAATGCTGGCATCCCTGAAGAAGGCATCATTGATGAACGTCTGCCCGTTCTGCACCAGGAACGGCAGACTCACCGTCCCGCCCGCCTGTGTCATTACCGCAAACCGATCCGCCACAAAGAGCACCTGCGACTGCATGCCCGCCGGGGTGTTCTGCACACCGATACCCATGCCTGCGGCGTACTGGCGGCCATTGGCATCCACACCCACCTTGATGCTGTACATCGCGTTGAGGTTACCGCTGATATCTGCAACCGCCTGCGAATTCTGGACGATTGCCGCCTGCTGACCGTTTACCGTCACTGAAAGGGAGTTGATTCTGGTCGCGGAGACCTGCGAAAAATCAGCCATAGTTTTAGCAAAGTCAGTGGCATTTGCCGTGCCGCCGCCGGCGCTGGCATCCAGCGTCCTGAGCGACTCCGCAACCGCCTGGCTCGCATCTGCCATAACAGTATCAACGCGCTGGATGCCTGCGGCGTTAGCGCCGTACTGCACACTCATTCGGTTGGACAGACTGACCTGCGCCAGCGTGTTGGTCATCAGCGCGATGGAATTGCTCTGTATTCCCCCTCTGATGTCACTGCCATCAATGCCCGCTATTTCTGCCGATATCTCCTCAAAGCGCGAGGCGGTCGAGGAATCCAGATCCGTCACGGTCTGGTTCAGCACGGTGACATTAGCCGCGTTTTTCTCCGTCTTCGCGGTCAGCTCGTCTACCGCTGAAGCGCGGGCCTCGCTCTCGTTTGACAGTGCCTGGCGCACTTCTGTGATGCCTGCGGCGTTCTGATCCGTCTTCGCCTCCAGGCGGATTACATCCGTAACGCGCGCCTCGGTTTCGGTGGCAATAACCTCGCGCAACTGTTCGAACCGCGCCGAGTTAGCGCCCTGCTGGGCTGACTGGCGCACCACCACGTCGGCGATGGCCAGAGCATTGCCGATAATGGCTTCTGCTGTCTGCCGCGTTGCGCCTGCTGCCGCAGCCAGGCCGTCGGCGTTCTGTTTGACTGCCTCAGCCAGATCCGCGACCGCCTGGCTGCTCTCTACGGCGTTCTCGATGAGGTCTTTAAACAGGTCGGTATCCTTGATCTGCTCAAGCACGGCCTCTGTAATATCGGTCACATCGGAGCTGGACTGACCGCGGATCCAGTCTGTATAACCGGATTCGTTACCGGTCCGGTCCACCAGCTGCGCGCGGTACCAGAAAACCTGACCGGCCTTCAGACCCATCTGCTGATACTTACGCAGCGGATAGGGGACGTCGGCCAGCAGCATGGCATCGCCATCGCTGCCGGTCAGGCTGTACTGGATCTCCGTTTTCAGCGTGTCGTCCGTGTTTGCCGGGAAGCCCCAGTTCAGCTCGATACCAAACACAACAGTTTCCGAGGCGGTTAAGCCAACCGGTTTCGGCGGATTACCCACTTTCCCGGTGAGCGTGACCTCAGCTGATGTCGCCCATATGGACGAGACATCGCTGGCGTTTACTGCCCGCACCCGCACCAGATAACGCCCGGCGTAGATACCCGGCACCTCGAACCCCTGGGAGGAAGTACGGGGCACGCTCACCCAGTTGCCGCTGTCGCGCCGCCACTCGGCTTCGTAGGCGATTGCCCCTTTAACAGAATCCCAGGCCACACGCATGGTGGTAATCGCTATGTTCTGGCTGACCGTCGAATAGCTGTCGATGACGATGTTTTCTGGCGGTGCCTGCACGCCGGGCGGGATCACGCTGACCGGCCTTTCATCGAGCCGGGCGCCGGTATCGACCGCGGCGTAAATATCCGGGCTGTACGTCGCGCCTGTCACCTCGAAAGTGCCGTCATCGTTGTCGCGGGTGCCGGTAACGCGAAAGAGCGCGATAAACAGATCGTCCGCATCCACGCCCCAGCAGCACTCCGCTTCAGGCGTTTCACTGTAGGCCGTGGTGACGGTGACGATATTGCCGTTAACCGCCTGTACAGTCCGTGCCTGCGCCACCCCTGACGGCAGGTTGAGAAAAAGCCGGTTGCCGGCTTTGACATCCGCGGCCCGATCGAGCGTGATATTACGACCGCTGACCGCGCTTACCCTGCCGCCAATCACCCTGCCGACCAGTTCGTTCGCGGCCACGCCGATCACCTCACCGACAGGGGGAACATCCATACCCGTGCTGAAGGTCACCACCTCACCGATGCCGTTCGTGAGCAGCGCCCAGCGCCCGCGCCGGTTTGCCTCTGACTGTCGGGTGCAGCCGATAGCCGTCATTTCGAGCTGGCTGTAATCGAAGCGCATCGCCAGATCGTTGTCATAAACGACTTCGGGCGTGTCTTTGTAGTGATTCGCCGGATCGGACCAGTTAACCAGCGCGGCAGTGTTACGCGTGGTTTCGCTCGGATCGGCGAAGGTAAATTTACCGTCGACCACACTGGCGTGGTTATAGATGTGCCAGATATCGCGGGGCATATCGGCCAGCACATACAGCTTGTTGTCGCCCCAGTAGGTCATGCCGCGGAAGATACCGGCAAGGTCGCGCAGCACCGTCCAGGCGTCATTGCGCTCCTGAATGTAGACGTTGCAGCGAAAACGCGGTTCCGTGCCGCTGCCGCCTTTGCCATCCGGTACCGGCTGATCGCAGTACTGCGCGATGCGGTACAGCTCCCATTTATCAATCTGGGTCGCATCAATCCTCTGACCAAGCCCGAACCGCTCATTCAGCACAATGTCGTAATAAATCCACGCCGGGTTATCGGTCCACGCCCATTTAAACCCGCCTTCCCAGGTGCCGGAATAGGTGCGAGTGTCAGGATCGTAGGTATCAGGCACGCGAATAATGCGCCCCTTCGGATTGCACACGACCTGCGGGATGCCGTTCGGGAACTGCTTCGCGTCAAATTCAATGTAGAGCAGCGCCGTATTGGGGTAACGCAGCTTCGCATCGATGATTTCGGTGACCGCCTCGACCCGCATACTGTCCACAACATTCACCGTCGTTGAGTCAGGCGTTATCCGGCGCACGCGCAGCTGCCAGCCGGTGGTGGCTTTTGGCAGGTCGATACGGTGACTGCGCTCATAGAGGGTGGTGGTCTTGTCATCGACAGCGCCTTTAACCACGGGCGCGTATGCACCACCGTCGACCGACAGCTCGATCGCATACTCAACGCGTGTACCCACCTTATCGCCGTTATCTTTCTGGTTTAACAGTGTGGGCCAGCCGAGGCGGATGCGCAGTGCTGAAAGCTGGGTATTGGAGACGGAACGGACATACGGCACAGCAGCTTTAAGCTCATAGGCGACCTGCAGCTCATTCTCAACGCCGGGAAAGCCCTGAATGTAGGTCTGATCCTGGGTGCCGGAACGAAACTCGTATTTTACGTTGTTGAAGTTGTAACTGCCGTCGGCATTCTGCAGCGGGGTATACGATGACGCGTCGCCAAGATAAATGCTGCGCCCGTCCAGCCCGCCGGCGAACTCTCCTTCGCCGAGCGCGACAAGTATTTTAGCTCTGGCTATGGACTGAATACTGTCCGGGGCTTCCACCGGCGTGCGGGTTTTGTTACCGCCCCCCTTCCGCCCTTTAATCGCTGTGTTCGTCATATCGCGCCCATAAAAAAACCGCCCGCAGGCGGCATAAAGTAATCACGTACCGGCTTACTGCTGATCTTCCGCGTAAATGCCGGCTGAAATGACAGCGCCCCCGATCTCCCGCTGGCCGTAGAGAAGAGGCACCGGGTTGCCGCTGGCGGTGGTGTTGACCGGGCCGCCGAACGCATAGGAAGGCTTGTTATCCGGATCCTGACGCATCCTCATCCCCGCCACCTGCGGTGACAGCAGCTGAACCACGCCGCCCAGCGCCATCGATGCACCGACCAGCGCAACATTCAGCGCGACCCCTTTACCAATAAGCCCTGCGCCGGCAGGTCCAAGGGCGATACCCCCGGCAATCAGGGCAACCCCGAGTACCGCCTGGAAAATGCCGGCACGCTTGCTGCCGCGGATCACCGGAATAATGCGCAGCTCATCGCCGGGGCCGAGAAGCGAAAACTCTTCCTGACTGATGTTGCGGCGATCGCGGAAGATGACGAAATCGAGTCCTCTGGCGCGCGCCTCGCGGAGATAATCCTCAAAGCCGTCCACCGTGCTGGACAACGCCCTGAAAACCTCGCTGGCAGAGGACAGCGCCCGGTGGTGCGTGCGCCCGAAACGCTGCGCCATCGACCCGCTCAGCTTGATAACGGTTCGTTTTTCCATCACATCAGGTCCTTGTACCGTAAAACTTTGATGGTGCGATCACGGTAATAGCCGCCATACGGAATGCGCTGGCTGAGCTGACCATACAGGTGGTGCAGCAGCATGTTGCCTTCCAGCAGGACGCCGGCATGATTCGGCACGCTGGCCTGCACCTGCATGATGACCATATCACCGGGCTGCTGGGGACCGTCGAACTCCCTGAATCCGCAGTCGTGCCAGTTATCCATATAGAGGTTTTCGCCCTCCTCCCACCAGTGGCGATCGACGCTGTAGTCAGGCAGCGCGATACCGTGTTCAGTGCGGAAGTAATCACGGATAAGGGACCAGCAGTCAGCATGCCCGAGCACAAACTGACGCCCGGTCAGCGGGCGATCGCCGCGCGGCATGATGGTGCGGATATCGCCTTCAGGCCATGACGCGATCACCCACGGCACTTCGGTCGCGTCGCACATCAGCATGTCGAGTTCACTCGGCTGCGTCGTGGCGCCGTCGCCGGGGTGGCTGTGCACCACGGCAACCACCGTGCCCTGCTCTTCGGCTGCCGCATAATCTTCCGGCGAGAGTTCAAACTGCTCTTCCGGGGAGGTGGCCAGATTCCGGCAGGCGATATACATCTCAACCCGTCCCTTCTGGATCACCACACCGCAGCATTCAGCCGGGAACGCCTGCGCCGCATGCGCGAGAATCGCGCTGATTGTCTTGTCCCGCATGTTACCCCCTCAGAAGTGACGCACCCGGAAAGCCGCCGTAGTCGAGTTCATTGTTGGCGCCGAACCGGGGTTTACACCCGGTCGACAACAGGCCTGAGCACACGTCTTTCGAAGGATCATCCACCCGGTTGCCGTCCTTATCGAACCAGCCATTCTGCCCGGCATAGGTACAGCCGTTGCCGGTTTTGTACCATCCGCGCATGCACCAGGTGCACATGGGCTGGATCTGCCTCGTGGGGATAAGCTGTCCCCGCAGGTCTGCCGGGCTGGACAGTTCAAACTCCACGGTTTCATCATCCGAACTGGATTTACGGTCAATGTAATAGACCTGTTTGCGCTCCTCATTCGGATTAGCGCCGGGATTGCCGCCGGCAAAATTGCGGGCATCAAGGTAATGAGCGAAGGTCTCGTGGATAATCACTTTTGCCTTTGCCATTCCCTGAAAGCGACGACAGAGCGCGCCAATCGTGCCGCTGATATTTGCCACGGTCAGTGTTGGTCGGGCGCTCTGCCCGTCGCTGCTGACGGACAGGCCGGTCAGTTCAAAGGGCCACGCACCGTACTCCAGCCCCTGCCACCAGACCGATTTCGGCTGGAGCTTCGACGCATCGCCGCCCGCAGCAATGATTTCGGCCTCTGTGTGAGGGAGGGTTTCGTTATGAAAACGCAGAATGCCGGCGCCGAACGCCTCGCCGTCAACCTCGATAAGGCGGACACGGCTGCCCGGCTCCAGTTTCTGGACATCAGATGAAATGCTCATGGATGGTATGCCTGAATGAATGTGGTGCTGAGGGTGTATTTGTCGTTGCCGTGGGTGGCTATCTGGAGGGATTCAGATCGCCATAACCCTGAGGGCTCCAGCGGCGGCTTCCAGATGAAGGACTTCCAGCCGGCATGCCGCTTAAGAAACCCCTTTATGGCCTGGACATACGCTTCATCCCCGGTGAAACTCACGCTCCACTGCGGTGTGACCGGGTTGATGCCGTCTCCGGCCACCTGTGCATAATTATCCCCGAACTGCGCTTTACGGGTGCGGAAACTGATATCTGCCTGCGCGGCCACCTTCGGGCACCAGGAGAAGGTCTCAACTGCCATGATTACGCTCCTTTCAAAAGCCGCCACAATGGCGATCCCGGCATGCTGGCCTGCTCATTAATTACGGTCACGATTGCATCCTTGATTTGCCTGCCGGCAGTTGCGGCAGCCCCCTGTCCTGCCGTGGACTGCGCACCGCCATTGATGTTGATATCACCGAACGATACGGACGGGCCACCGCCGGAAAACTGCGGCGCGCCAACTGCGCGAACGCCGAGCGAACCATCCGCCGCGCGTGTGAGCGGCATAATCGCCTCCGGACCTGCTTCGCCAAACACCCCGGCCCCTTTCGCAAAGGCAAACAGCTGCGGAGTCTGGTAGACACCACCGCTGTATGCACTGAGGGAGGGTGAGTCGTATACGCCGCCCTTGGCGTTGAAGGTGAAGTTTGACGCGGCGCTCTGAATGGCCGTACCGTTGCTGGCCGTTGCGGCGGATGAGGCACCAAAGCTGAAGAGTGAGCCGATAGAACTCGCGGCATTCGCCACCATCATATTAACGAGAACGGTCTCGATAATTTTCAGCACGTTCATGCCCCAGTCCTTCCAACTGTCGAGGTTGCCGTTGAGCATATCGGTAATAGTGGTCACCGCCCCGCCCATGGCCTGCTTCATGCCGTCGGCAGCCATCGCGGAATAGTCCGTTGCCTCGTCCACCCAGTTCGCATAGCCCTCAGACATGCCGGTTAACCAGTCACCGCGCTGCGTATCGGAAGCGGTGTAATACCCCTCCTGGTCGCGCAGTCGCTCTTCCAGATAGCGTCTGTTGAGTGCCAGCCCCTGCTGGTAGAAAGTTTCGTCAATATCCCCGGCCTGCCGCTGCCGGAGCAGATCGGTATTCTTCTGCTCAAACTCCTTGCGGATATTGAACTGCTCCTGCATCCGCTCACGGAACCGGGTGCCCTGACCGTAACCGATGAGCTGTGCATCATTCGCCGCCCGGGCGCTGGCGTTGCTGTCGGCGAGATTCGCCTCGTAATTACGCAGCTGCTCGCGAAGTTTGACCTGATCGATTAACGCAGCGTTGCGCATCAGTTCAGCCTTCTGCGCCTTGTCCAGGGTGGACAGTTCACCTTCAACCACCTGGTATTTTACCCTGGCGAGTTCGGTGCTCTGGCCCTGCAGGGCGATCTGCTCCTTCTGCTGCTTAATCATCCTTTTATAAGCATCAGCGGCCTTTTCTTCGTCCGTCTTTGGACCTTTAGGCTGCTTCTTGTTGGCCTCGTTATTGCGCCACTCTTCAAGCCCGTTATTGATGTACTCAAGCCGGTTGGTCTGGAATTGCGGATCAGCCGTCAGACCGAGCTCATCAGCAGCATAGCCAAGCCGTGCGCGCTCTTTTGCCTCGCCTTTCAGGCGGGACAGGGCCAGCTCGCGCCGGCTTTTTTCGAGCGCTTCAGTCTGTTTCTGCGAGGCTTCTGCCTGAGGAACACGAAGGGGTGCCAAGGTCATTCCCTGACGGGCCATCAATAGCTGATTGCCGAGCCCGAGAAGCTGGTTAAATCTTTGATGCTGACCGTTCATCATCAGCAGAGACTGATACGCAGCATTCTGACGCCAGGCCTGTTCACGTATTAAATCATTTCGGCGGCGATCAATCCCTTCCAGCACCTGCTGAATACTGGTTGATTTCTCCCGCATCAAATTAAGCTTATTTTCTTCAACGGTTAATTGGTCGGTAAGAATGGCGAGCGCTCTAACTATATTCAGATCATTGTCTTTAGTAATTCCGGGCTGAGCGCGTGCCTTATTCAGATCATCGATTTGTCTTTTTACCGCTGAAATAGCTTTTTGCTGCTCTCCAATTAAGCGATTTTCCTCAACTAGCGCATCAATAGTTTTACCGCGATTTTCATCTGCTTCAGGCAAACTCATTGCTCGCGTTTTTTGGCTCACCTGATCAATAGTTCTGGCATATTCCTGTGCCGACTGCCGGGCCTGCTCCTGAGACTGATACATTGCATACCAGGCTCCCGCACCGAGCATGACGAGTCCCGGAACACCGCCTATCAGGCCAAGCGCGCGCCCCATCAGTCTGGTTCCTACAGAGGTGACGCTATTCAAGTTATTTTGAGTGCTAACGCGGTTAGCTATATTACGATCTCGCGCCGCCTCAGCGCTTGCGAGGCGTCTTTCCGCAGCTGTCTGCGCATCATTATTTCTGATTACAGCAAGTCCAGAACGAGCTCTTTCAAGCGCGGCTCTGGCTCTTACTCTCTCCGCAGCCGTTCCGCTGGCGATAGCAGTCGTTAAACGTGACTCAGCGGCAGTAACTCGGGCTTCAGCAGCAGCTATTTTTTCCTGCTGAGCTGCCTGAACATCAGCACTCTTTGCTCTCTGTAAGCCTTGCTGCGCCCGATAGACATCAGCCCTTGAGGCAGCCACAGCAGACTGGGCCGCTTTGTCCTGTGCTACAGCCAGGGCAACTTCTGATTTTGCGGCAGAGATCAGTGCAGAAGTTGCGCTTGTAGCGCTTGTGACAATACCACCTAAATATTTCGCAAGTCCCACACCAATCAAACCACCAGCGACGGTGGTGATAGTGGACATATTATCAGCAACATCATTCAGCGCCCCACTCACTGCTGACGACGTTAATGAATCAAGCGTACCTGCGACACCATTAAGGCCGCCCGATAAAGCCTGAGTTGCACCCGTTGCCTGATTGATACCGCCAACCCATGCCATAAAGGAGTTTGTCACTTTTTGCAGGGAGCCTGACACTGTTTCAGGCATGGAGCCAAATTCGCTCTGCAGGGTTCCAAGCTGGCTCACTAATGCGGGGACAACCTTGTCAATCGTTAATTTCCCCTGATCTGCCATCCCCTTGAGGTCTTTTCTGGCAACGCCCATTCCAGCAGCGAGAGCGCGAATGACTCGATCACCCGCCTCGTTCACAGCGTTAAACTCTTCCCCCCTCAGAACACCCTGGGCCAGTGCCTGGCTAAACTGGGTGATTACTGAACCAGCCTCCGCAGTGCTGGCGCCAGAGAGCTTGAGACCCGTGCTAACTGCCTCAGTTACCTTCAAAACTTCATCTGAGCTGTAGCCGAATTCACGCATTGAAGCGGCGGCACGCGCAAAAAGGGCAGCATTATCAGAAAATGCGGTGCCGGTTCGCTGGCTGATCTCCATCAACTGCCGCTGCGATATCGCAAAATCGTCAGCTGATGAGGAGGCTTGTTGAAGGCGAGCATTAACTGAGTTCCACTCATCTGCAATCTGGACAATTTTACCCGTTGCAAAAGCAGCGGCTGCTGCAGCGGCGGCTTTACCAGCAGAGGCAAATCCATCAGTGAGATCTGACAATGCCCTTTCACTTTCTTTAGCTGCAGCTGCGGCTTGCCGCCCTCCGTTTTGCATTGTTCGATAGTAATCTGCACCCATGCGCGAAGCTCGGGTGATCTCAGACTGGAATGAACTGGAATCAGCAGAAATTTTTATAATTAGCTCGCGCAGGGTTGCCACTATTGACTCTCCATAAATAAAAAAACCTGCCGCAGCAGGTTTTATAGTTGATAAGAAGTACTTTTAATTTGCGTTTTTATCAATAAAGTCTCTCAACTCTTCGGATTTTTTACATTGCTCATCATCAACTGTCATAAAAGTTTTTTTAGAATTCTCGCAAAAATAATGATAATCATCATTAGCCTTCACATACCCCATAACTTTATTAAAACCTTTTATGCATAAATCAGGTTCTGAATGCTCAGAGCAAATAGTTTTTGTAAGTTCCTGCATCTCTTCGCCAGATAATACAGTGCTAGCTTGTGCTGAAGATGCCATAAAAAAAACAGCCACTAATATTTTTTTCATCATATCGATCCATTAAATAAAAGATTTATAAATATTAGTGTTTTAAATATTAAATGTCACTTAGTTGCCTCGGTAAGCGCCTCCTCAAGCCCGGCAAACGGATCTTTGTCTGTTTGCTGCTCTTCTCCCCCCCATTGCAGAATGGCATCAGCTAACGGCACTTTTGCACCCTGCGAACCATATACGGCAGAAACAATCTGCGCCGCCTGAATATCGCCGCGGATATCGCCGACCGGACTTATCCTGTCGTATTCAATCCACATCAGCATTTCACTTGCCGTCATGCTCTGCCTGAGCTCTGAAAGCGTGCGCCCCATACGGAGCGCAAGCGACATCAGGAATTTAACGCCGGGGGTGGCGACTTTTCCCGGGCATCATCCCCTGATGCGATCAGATCGAGTGCCTGTTTAAGCAGACGCGAATGCACGGGGCCATAGATGGCACGCACTTCCTCTTCATCGTCCCGGGTAAAAACCTGCTGCTTGTCCTCGTCGCAGAGCACATCGAGAAAAAGCGCGACATCAGCGCGCAGGTTGCGGTTCGCGCGCTCCGACACCGAAAGCTCTTCAGGCTTGATGTCAGTTCCGGCGATCTCCTGCCAGCGCAGCCAGGCTTCACCGGATGGCTCGCGCAGAACAACATTCACACCGCCCCATTCGGGCACGGTGACGGTTTTATGACGAAACCCGGAGTGTTTCGCCAGGGCAAGCTCTTTAATGGACATGATTTTCCTTACGAACCGGATTCGATGTTTTCAGGTTTGCCTTTCAGGCGCAGGGAGAAGGTGGCCGCGACCACGCCGTTGGTACCGGATGACCAGGTGTGCTGGCGCACTTCAGCCAGGAAACGAAAGCCTTTACCGGACGGGAAGATCACCTGAAAGGCATACGTGGTGTCGTTGTCATATGCGTCACGCAGTGCATCCTGCGCCGCATTTTTGAAGAAGTTACCGGACAGCGAAATTTCCGACTGAGCCGGCAGGCCGTTGATGTTCTCCTGTTCGGTCGAGCACAGGGTGGTGACGTCGATGTCCTGTTTCTGGCCACCGGTGAACTGGACCTCTTTGATCGTGCAGCTCAGATCAAGATAGACGGCACTTGCCATCGTATCTTTCGTTGCCGGCAGCGAAGAAATAAGGATCTTCGTTAACTGCGATTTTTCATAAAGTGCGGACATAGCTGTCTCCGGATATAAAAAAACCGCCTCGCGGCGGTATTGGGATTAACTGGGTAGGTTTTACTGAAGGACATGGACTTCTGCTGTTGCACGGCGAAGGCCTGTCTCAGGCTCGTAACCGCCGGTTTTGCTCAGGCGGGTGAATGCCAACGGCGTCAGCGCGGCGATCGCCTGTTCGCGCAGCGCGCGGGCCTCATCCACCGAGGACGCATAAACATCAACCTGCAGGGCTGTGTCTTCCTCTGCGGGGCCACAAAGCGTATCGCCATAGACCTGATCCACCAGCGTGAATATGAGCCATGGCGGCGCAACTGCCGGTTCACCCTGGCTGTTAAGGGGCACCACGCCGGGATAAACCTGCCCGTCGGCCAGCGCGCCGATCAGCGAGTAAACGTCAGCCTCGGTCATTTTGAAAGCACCCTGTCGATCGCGGCATTGGCTTCGGCAAAAGCCGCATTTACCGCATCCTCCTCGCGGGCATCATAGGCCGGGCGGACGAACGGCACTGGCGCCATGGTCGAGGTACCCATTTCGATAAAGCGCCAGTAAAACGCATTACGCGGATCGCTGGCTTTCATCGTTTTGTCGCTGGCGCCGGTGCGCGGGTTGGTACCGCGGATATGAACGCCGGAAGCAATCGCCCCGTTTCGCTCACGCTGTGTTATGACGACGATATTTTTCTTCAGTTTCCCGCTTTTCACCGGCGCGCGGCTCACCGCTTCATCTTTAAGGATTGTCGCGCCCGCGCGCGTGGCATCGCGCATCACCTTGCGGTTTTCAGCTTTGCTGAGTGTCGCGAGATCTTCGGACAACCCAGCCAGACCGGAGAAATCAAGATTAGTGCCGATCATGGTTTTACCCCCTGCTTACAAAGGATTTCGAGCTGCGTACCTTTTGAATCCGCCACCGGCGGGCCGGTTACGTCGAGGTACTGCCCTTTATACGGACCGGTCAGCACCTTGAGCTTTGACGCTGCTGTAATGTCATTGCGAAAGCGCACCCATACGCGGATTGTTGCTTCGGCAAGCTCCGCGCCGGCGGAAATGAGCTCCCGACCGCTGATCCCCTTTATCTCGGCAAATATCTCACTACCGTCATGCCACGTTTGCTGTGGCTGCCCGGATGGTGTCCGGGTGGAAGTGAAATTCATGATCCGGACGCGCTGATTAAGCCTTCCCGCCTGCATTTCGCCTCCTACACACCATAAATACGGTAAGGCTGCAGCAAGGCTTCAACAGCCAGCGGCAATTCTGACGGCGCATTACCGCTTACCACCGCCTCCCGGTTGGCGTACCAGTGCCCGACAAGCAGCAGCATCGCTGTGCGCACATCGTCATTGAGAAGCAGGCGATCTTCATCATCAGCAAAGCCCGGCTCATCATTGGTTTTGTAAAGCTTTCGCCGTGTCCAGGTTTCAACATAGCGCGCCGCCGCACCGGTGTAGATTTCAAGCAGGTTGTCATCACCTGTGAAATCATCATCAATACGGCAATGGCTCCGGACTAAGGATGGTTCAAGAAACGCCATGGTTTAGCCTCAGAAATAGCGGCCCGCAGGCCGCCGTGGTGTTTAGCTACCCGCACCCGTCAGGGCACCGAACACGAACGCTTCCGGACGATATACCGCCAGCGCCACGCGCTCTTCGCAGCGAATGGAGATCATGTTCTTTTCGAAGTCGTCGGCGTTCTCGGTAGAGATCACAACGTTGGCATCTTCGCGATCGAACAACTGCGCGCCGGAGTTAAATGCGCCGGTCAGGAATTTACCCAGGAACTGAACGGCTTCGGTCGCAACCACCGGCAGGCCCCACAGTGTCGGCGTGGTGAGTTGCGCCGGATTCGCGAGGATATAGCGGCCCAGTTCGTCTTTGGTCAGCTCGATGCGTGCCCAGTCGGTAAAGTGCAGGACGTGGCCAGACGCAGGGAAGCGCGCCAGCTGTGCCTGCAGCATTGCCAGACGAAGCACATCGATACCTGACTGTTTTTCCACTGCAAACGCCGGGTTAAACGCCACCGCCTGCGGGATAATCCCCTTCAGGTGCGCGCCGGTACCGTCGCCGAACAGAATCTCCTGCTCTTCGACGTACTTGAGGCCGTAACGCATTTCCGCGTCCACCGTTGACTGCAACTGTGCAAAGTCATCCAGGATCTGCTTGGATGCCTTGAACATGTGCGCAATGGTACGCACCGGCGTCGTCTCTTCAGCAAACTTGATATCGCTGTAAGGCTTCTTGGTGTTTTCCGGCACAACTGCGGCGTTGTTGGTGAAGCCGGTCTGCTTCACGTAGTAGATGGTGTTGGACTGGGTGCGGCCAGGTGCGATCAAATCGCGAATGAAAAGACGCTGCTTCGGCGTCTGATCGATGCCAGGCAGGCGCGTCGGCGCGATAATCTGCCCCGGAACGTCAACGGTGGTGATTGCCGCCTGCACCGGCACGCTCAGGCGCTTGCCGCCTTCCATGCTGGAGCGGATATCCTTCATCACTTCCGCCGACACCAGCTGCTGGCCAACCGACTGAATGGCTTCTTTCGCTGCGTTGATCGGCATGCTGGCAACGTGCTGCTCCAGCTCGCCAACTGACGCTTTCAGCGTTTTCAGGGATTCGTTGAGCACGTTGTGCTCGAGCGCGATTTTATCTACCGATTCTTTGGTTTCAGCAGACAGCGTGCCTGAACTGCGGGCTTCAGCGAGCGCTGCTTCCGCCTTTTTGCTGAAATCAGAGGACACTTCCTCCAGTTTGGCCGTTACCTTCTGCAGGAGTTCGTTTACTTGAGACATGTTTTTTCCTTATTCGCCGAGCGATGCCAGCGCAGATTTGAGGGAGTTAAGTACTTCAGGGCTTACTTCATCGACAGCGCCCGGCTTGTCGTTTTCTTCGGCAGCAGCGCCCGGCATGCTGCCCAAAGCTTTCAGGTGCTTCCGGCGCTCAGAGCGGGGCATGCCGCCCTTTGCCAGAAAAGCATCAATTTTGCGGATAGCCGCCGCAGGGCTTTCTTCATCGCTGGTGATTTCATCGGAGGAGAGCAGCGCATCGGCCAGGCCTCTGGTCACTGAGTCGCTGCCGCCGATAAAGGACTCCTTGTCCATCAGCGACTGGATTTCTTCGACTGGCATCCCGGAACGCGCGGCATAGATGTCGGCCATTGCCTTATCGAACGGCTCCAGGTAGTCAGCGTATTCCCGGAAATCATTCCGGTTGCCGGCGGCCATGATCCAGGCGTTGTGGATCATAAGAAACGCGCCGCGGCCTATCTGGACCTCATCTCCTGCCATTGCGATGATGGATGCAGCTGACGCTGCGAGGCCCAGCACTTTCACGGTGACTTTCCCCTGGTATTCACGGAAAAGGTTATAAATGGCGAGACCTTCGAACATATCCCCGCCTGGCGAGTTGATGTGAACTGTCACATCCTCGCCGCCAAGCGAACGGAGGGCTGCTGCAATCCGGTTAGCGCTCACGCCGTCACCCCACCAGTCCTCTCCGATCACATCGAAGATGGTGATGGTGTTCTCACCCGACTGCGCAGCAGCGCGAATGCTGCCGTCCCAGCGTTCGATAGCGGCTGCAGGCAGATCGCGTTTTCCGGACGCAGAAATCCGCCCCTCCGGCGCCGCCGGAAGAGTGCTCATCTTCTTCATTGGTTCTCCTAAGCCGCTTTTTTAAGCGGTGACTGCTCCGGCGGAATGTCCGGGAAAAGGAAGGCGTGAAGCTTCATGATGTTGCTGGCCTGCGCCCCGACGTTGTTCTCACGCAGCTGATCAAGCGGCGTCAGGTTCAGCTGGACTGTGTAAATTTCACCGCCCTCAATCGGTGGCAGGTTTTCAAGCCGGCGCACGTCATTGCGGGACATCCAGCCATTCTGCAGCGCTGTAGTGTAGTAGGCGGAACGCCCCGCGCTGTCGGCGCGCAACAGGCCTTCTACTGAGAATTCGGCGAAAAGGTCATCATCACTGTCCAGGAGGCAGCGTGAAATCTCCTGCTCAATATTCACCAGCAGCGGGCGCAGTGTATTGGTCAGGAACTGCAGGTTCATGCCTTCGACGCTGGATGCCCAGCTGCTCTGTTTGTCGGCATGCCCGACCATAAACGGCGGGACGCGAAACCAGCGGCAGATTTCTTCAATACTGAATGAGCGGCTTTCCAGCATCTGCGCGTCTTCAGGGTTCATCGTGACGCCCTGATATTTCAGGCCGCCTTCCAGCACCATGATCTTGCCCGCATTCTTCGAGCTGGTGAACGCCTGCATATAACTGCGCAGACGCGCGCGCTGATCGTCATTGAGCGCCGCATCGGAAGTGAGAAACCCCGAGCTCTGAATGCCATTTTCAAATATTTTTGCGGCCGACTGTTCCACCGCCAGCGCCGCACCAATCACATCGCGACCGGTCATCATGGGCATCATCCCGCAAACCCCGTCGAGTCCGAATCCCCGGATGTGCATGATGTTTTTTACCGGAATGACGCGCTTTGTTTTGCTCTCGGTATAGGTGTATTCCAGCGCCCCGCTGTCGAGCCGCTTAACCACCATGTTCTGCGGCAATAAAGGCACCAGCGATACCAGCTTCTGGCCGATGTATTTTTTTTCGACGAAGGCATTACCGCGCAGGCAGATGCTGGCGACCACCATCAGCATGAAGCGCGATGGCGTCATTTCCACATTTGGGCGGCGGCAAAGCACTGAATAGGCCGGATGGTTCGTTGCCGGCTTGCGGGAACCGTCCGCCTGCCGCTCGTAAATCTTAAGCGGCAGGGTAGAAACAGACTCGCTAAGCAGCCTGACGCAGGCCCATACCGCTGAAAGCCGCATGGCTTTGTCAGCAGTGACGACCTGCCCGCTGCTGCTGGTACCAAACCATTCCTCCCAGAAGGTTCCGGTGGTCAGGCTGATGGGCACACCCAGCCAGTTGAGCAGAGCGCTTTTCACCCTGCCCGGCTGCTTATTTTTATTCATCAGAAACCTACCATGATGGGGTTATCGAAGAAGCCACTCAGATCCTGCCGCGTATCAGGCAGCATGGCGCGACCGATATTCATAATCAGGGCAGTTGCCCCGTCAATTTTGTTTTCGTTGTGCTCCTTGATGGGCCGCACAACGTCATCATTACCGGGAAGGTATTTACCGACGACATTGGAAATACACCAGGTGAGAATGGGGTGACCATCATGATGAAAGCGCCCCGCCTCTATCGCCGCCTCCAGCTCCTTCATGGGGTAAGACATGTTGGTGTAGTTCTGCACAATCGTTATCGGGCTCAGACTTTCATCGGCCAGATGATGAGAAAGGTTTGTGGCGCCATGCGGGTCTATTGCTGACTCTTCCACGGGATTCTGGCGGTTCACTGCTTTCGCCTCCTCAAGGATCACCCGGTAGTCGATCTCTGCGCCATCGGTTAACTGCAGGTGACCGCTGTTCACCCACTTCTGGAATCGCTCAGCGGTACGCTGCTGATCCGTATCGGTGCTGTAAACCGTGTCGTAAGGCACCCAGAATCGTGGCGCCACGCAGTAGTAATGCCGTTTACCGTCAATGTCGCGGGTGAAAATCCTCACCATGCTGTTCATATCGAGCTTACGCGCAAGGTCAAAAGACAGATAACAGGGCTGCCCCTCAAACTGCTCGAGCGAGAGCGTTTCATCCTCACAGTTGCGCCAGCTGACCAGGTTGAAGAAAGCCGCGCGGGCAGAGACCCATATATTCAGGTGCTTTGTCTTGAATACGTTGGCCTGACGGGCGTTGTTCATCGCCCTTTTCTGCTGGCTGAGAAGGAAATCGCTGTATACCGATATCCCCATGTTGGGGTTTGCCTTGCGGAGCACCGCCGGGTCGGTCCAGTCATCGCCTTCGTCAACGGTGTAGATCACGCCGAAAAGCTCTTCGTTCGGTACCGTGCCGTTAAGCATCTCGATCACTTCCCGACGCTTGTCGTAGCATGGTCCCTCGATGTTGTAGCCCGCCGTGGTGATTGCCCACATCAGGGGCTGGCGCCGTGCACCCATACCGGTCAGCATCGTGGTATAGAGCGCATCGGTATCATGCTCATGGTATTCATCCACTACCGCGCAGCTTGGCGAAGAACCGTCACCGGGATTGCCGATCAGCGGTTCAAAACGGGCGCCATCCTCCGGCCGGTTCATGTTCGACGCGTTCACCTCAACGCCAAAAGCATCACACAGCGCCGGCGTGCGTTTGCACATCAGCCGGGCCGGGCGGAAAACCTCCCAGGCCTGCTTTTCTGTCGTGGCACCGGAATAAACTTCAGCACCAAACTCGTCGTCACAGGTGAAGCAGTAAAGCGCCACACCTGCGGAAATCGCCGATTTGCCGTTTTTACGGGGGATCTCGGTGTAGACCTCACGGAACCGGCGAAGCTTAGTCCCCTTCTGTACCCAGCCGAATGCACAGCACACGATAAAAAGCTGCCATGGCTCCAGAGTGATCGGCATCCGCTTAAATGCCCATTCCCCCTTTGTGTGGGGTAGCAGCTGGATAAACTTGGCTGCCTTTTCAGCCAGATCCTTGTCAAAGCGGTACCGGAATTTCTTTGTTTTCTCTTTCGCCAGATCATCAAGATGGCGCTGGCACGCATCAACCACATACCTGCAGGCCACAGTCCTTCCCCGCATGATGTCGCGGGCGTACTGATTTGCGGCGTTCACGTTCGGATAGGATTTACGGGTCATAGGTTTTTGAATGGGTTATCAGACTGTTTTTTGTTTGCGCCCATCAGCCGCTGCCTGCTGCTGGGGTCCAGCCCGAGCATGCCGCCGAAAGAGGCCATCTGCCGCATGGCTTCATTCAGCACGGTCAGCGCCGGGTTTTTGATCACACCGCCCATAGCGCCTGTCACGGTGATGCCATTCTTGGCAACGTCCACCTGCGCGTCGCGGGCGTTGGCGTATGCCACACAAAACATTTCGAGGTTGTGTAAATCCGTGGCGCACAAAACCTGCTGCGCACAGAGCTCTTTGGAAACCATTTTCCACATTGTCGCAGCGTGTTCGCTGAGCCATTCCGGCGGGTCAACGCCGGTGATGGGAGTGAAGGAAGGTTCTTCTTTATTGAGGGCGCGCTTACCCGGATTACCGGCCAGCAACTTCCGGGCGGTCGGCTTTGCGCGGCGTCCGGATCGGCCCGTCGCTCCAGCCATAGACGCTCCAGTTAAATTTTATATTTCGCGGGTGTAAAAATCTGACTGAGGCGGCGGTACTTTGGGTCCAGGCCCCAAAACTTTCGACCCGCCCTCCCGTTGATGAGAATAATTATCATTTACAATGAAATAATTGCAAAATGCAACTTATTATTGATAATGATTATCATTTAAATCTTTCCCGGCCGGTTTTAGTCCTGTGGCAGGGCCAGCACAGCGATTCAAGGTTCGACAGCTGATTAGTGCCGCCTTTAGCTTTAGCGATGATGTGGTCGACAGTCTTTGCCGGCGCGATCTTTCCTTTACGTATACAGTTCTGGCACAGATGTTTGTCTCGTGCCAGAACCTCAGCCCTGAGCACATCCCACTTGCTGCCATAGCCGCGCTGGTGGCGATTCTGTCCGCGCTGGTGCTGCTGCCAGCCTTCGTTTCGGTGCTGCTCGCAGTAGCCAGAGCGGTCGGTGGTTGTTCCGGCGCATCCACGCTTCCGGCATGCGCGCGGTATTGCTGCTGGCATCAGGCAATCCTCCATGCTCGTCGGCGTTCAGTGCGCGGTACCGCATCAGGGTGCTGCTCAACGGGTTCGCCATCTGTGTGATCCACAAGCGACCAGCATGGGTAGATGACTGCGCCACCCCACGCATCACCCACGGCGTAATCAGCAGGCTTGCCGCTGTCCCAGTTCGCCAGCACTCTGGAGATATGAGAGGAAGGCACGCTGTAGCACACACCGTGAATGAGCTTTGGTAGCGCGATGTAATCGGCCCGCGCCTTGTCAGCCACTATCAGCCGCTCGGCAATCAGCATCTGATATTGTGGCGGGCGACCGGTACCGAGATAAAAACTCAGCATGTCTTCTGGGAAGAGGGAAAGCCAGAGGGCAACCTTTTCCTCAAACTGCGCTACCGGCATCGCGTCATCTTCCAGCACGACCACACGATCTGATTGCACTGCTGCCCACTCCAGCGCGCGTCGGTGATTCCAGTTGGCACCCGTATCGCACTCGTCCATAAGGAGGTGAGCGCCAAGAGAATCAGCCAGCCTTTCAGCCTGCGCACGCCGGGCATGATGACCCACCACAACGAATTTAATTTCTCCAGCCACCAGCGGTCTCCAATAAAAAAGCCGCACAATGGCGGCTACTGTCTGGATATCAGGATGTTACTTCGCTTTCACCCCGGTTAAGGTAAGCATTCAGCCCGTCAGTGCTGGGGCACTGGCGCTCTAAGGTAAGGAGGAATGGCTGATCACCTCTGGTAAAGGAAATATAAATGGATCAACAAACAGCATCACTTCTGCAAAAAATCGCTAATCTCGAACAGCAGATGGCAAAACAAGGTGCCGCCACAAACTTTGTAATCACTCACATGATCAAGCTTCTGGATGAACAATCAGGCAATGGTCAGTTTTCCTCCAAACTCAGAGAAACGCTTTCACAGTCTCTGGATAAACTGAATCACAGCCATTCAGGACCTATCAAGTCCGCCATCAACGAATTGCTTCAGCCGTCTATTCAAGAAATGTTCCAGCAGAAACCAGAGCAGTTCATTAAATAATTATGAGCGGCCTTCAGGCCGCTTTATTAATATCATCATTTACAACGCTGATGACCTTCGCAGCTGTTTTTAAGGCTTCGCCCTCATAATATTCAATCGTACCACCCTCAATTCGAGCAATATTAACCTCCATATTAAAGATGTTTAACATTGGTACCGCCATCGCCCTTACGCTCACGGTAGCATTAACAACATCGCCGTCAGCAATGAAAGACGAAACTACTAACTCGTGGTTTTGCATCATTCTTAACCCCGTAAAAATTATTTATGTTTAAACCAGGCGTATTCTTTGCCAATCCCATCAGTCTTAAACACGGTATGGACCTGGGGTCCGGTGATCAACTTGCCAGCGAATAAATGAGCGACAATGCCGAACGCCAGCATATCGCCGACCGCGGCCGGTGCTTTCTCTGTCTCCCAGAAGCGGTGACACTCCAGCAGGTAATACAGCCGCACTATGCCGTGCGCAAACTCCATCACGTCAGTGCGCAGGCCGCCAAGCAGGCCGGCATTCAGCATCACATCGTCGCGATGCTCATCGAGGAAGTCCTGATATATGCGCTCCGGGTGGTGCTGGCGTGCCCAGGCATCGGCATATGTCTTTGGTTCAGAGCCGACATAAACCATGCCCGGCACCATATCTGCCCACGGCTCGCGGAGCATTTCGACATCGGTACCGTCAGTGCACCAGACCAGGTGATATTCAGGGTGATCGCGAAGGTGCTGCCAGATATGGAGCCAGCGCCGGAAGTAAACGTTCATCTTCAGGGCGGGAACGCGACACAGTTCAACATCTGCCGGTGCGTTCGCCAGCTCATCAGCCAGCACTACCCGGCCGCAGCCGCGCAATGAATCAGCCCACTTCGCCAGCAGGTCAGGTGAGGCTGTCATTCTTGTACCGCGCTGCGGGTCAGGCTCACTGGTCAGCAGCGTGGTGATTACCACATTACGTTGCGGTCGATATGGGGCGTAGCCGGTATAACTGGTGTCCCGCCGTTCGTTGTGAATCCTGACGTTGCGCTTAACCTGCTCTTCCCGATCCGGACGTGGCACCGAGCGCTCCACCAGCTCATGCTCATCGAGGGAGTGAATCAGCTTTTCGGAGCCTACCACATCAGCGAACGCCCAGGACGTCAGCCCGCCATTGTGGATGCGCAGGGCGAGATCGCTGTGCTCATACATGCCGCGACCGTAAATCGGGTCAAATCCGCCGACAAGCTCAATCGCGCTGCGGTGGTAATAAAGCATCACACCACGCTGGCCGGTATAAGCCACATGCTTATCGTCCCGGTAGAGCTCAGCGATGTCATGGAGTTTGCGCGCACCAGCCAGATCGAGGAACTGATAAGCCAGGTGTGGCTCGGGCGACTCGATGTAAGGCAGCCACCATCCATCAGCGATCGGCCAGGCGTCATCGTCCCACAGGAAGAGATGCTCACACCCGGCATCCATCAGCGCGGTAAGGCTGGCGTTCTTCGAGGCCACAATGCCCAGCGATTTATCGTGCCGGATCAGGTTAACGCCAGCGGGCGCCACAGCTGGTGGCTGTGAACCGTCATCAACGACAACCACCAGCGCGCCAGCAGGTAAATGCCTGAGCTGGTGCTCCAGCGCCTGGCTGACTACGCCAGCGCGATTGTGCGTTGAAATGGCTATGCCGATACGGCTGGTGGCCGGAGTGCAGACAGGCGCGTACGGGACACCATCGATAGTGACCTGCATAAAGCTTCCTTTTAGATGTTAGCCTGTCGCATGGGACAGCCGCCTGAGACAGCAGCTACCCCCAGGCTCACGACTGAAAAAATCCCGATTGTTGTGCACATGCGAAGCGCAATAAAAAAAACCGCCCAGGGGCGGTTAGAATACTTATTACAGGGTTTGTATATTTGGATGTTTTGCTCTCGCTCTCACTTTTAATTCAAAGGTGATAAATATTTTGCAGCTTCGTCTTTCTTTTTAGTTAGCTCTGCGATTTCGTGATCTGTAAGTTTGTACGTAATGAAATAATGAGATTCAAACGTATCAGAACTACCTAAAAGGTGTGTTCTTACCAAGCTCATCAATTGGCGATAATCCAAGGCATCATCTTTATCTGCGAGAACCTTTGACAACTCAGTTGCTAAGTCTGGCGGAAGCCATAAAAATGCCTCATTAGTCAACTGCCTAAGTTTTCTTTTGTCTTGCGGGTGGCTAACCCATTCAGCCAATAAATCTGCTACTAAAACAGCTTTAGATCTTATTTCATACTTTTTCTTTATAGATTGTTCAACTACAGATTTAAATACGGTTTGTAATATGTATATAGATAGAGCAATTATTATCGCCCAATCACCTAGATCATAATTCTTTAAAACATCCATTTTCATCTCCTTTGACTGGTATGTTATAAATCGGCATTATGCTGTGAAACTTTAATCATGTTGTCGAATGTAGCTATGCAGATAGCTTATCTGCTCTCCCACTGCGGCAATTCGCTCTAAGGGTCAAGTAGAGGCGATCAGTAGTGATTTTAGTCTGTCGATGTTCAGCATTATCACAGGCACTCAGTGAATGCCTGTTGTAATGCCTCGGACTATGCTTTTGATAACATGCAGGATTAGTGGAATCGATAAAATAAGCTTTAATGCCAGAAGCACGCTAGCCGTAATTTCGCCTATTGAGTCAACCGTTAGAGAGTCCGTCAAGGGCGTATATAAGGCGGCAGCGAGACTGAATCCAACGAGATACAAGCCAACCAGAAATATGTATGCGAGGAAGTTATGAAGAGCAAAGAGCATCAGCTGCTTTAGGCCTAGTTTTCTCTGCCAGTTGAAAGCATCTTTTAACGTACGAAAGTAGCCAAGCATTACCTATTCGTCCCTGAAAATTAACACTAATAGCGCATTATAATGCGTTGTTCTATTTAAGGCACTGATGTAATGCCTTAGCGGCCTGCGTCAGGCTGAGAAACTGCGCGGCATGTTGCCATACACGCGGTCTGCATATCTGTTCTGGCAATAGCAGCCCAGCGGCGGTCAATGTCCGGAAGTAGTCGACCAACGAGATCAAGCTCAGCCAGAAATGCCCGGCTAGCATCTTTGAGTCAGTTCATTGCCTGCTTTTCTGCAATGCTTAAGTCACGTCCGTACTTAACGGTATTTCCGTCTTGTGGTATTGCTTCGCTCATAGATCCTCATTTAGTCACTACATGATGGTGAAAGAACCCAGGATTACTCCCAATGCTTACCGCTTACGCTTGCCGTTCTGAAGATATGTGTAAGAGTTAAACCACCCTGAAGTGGCTCCTACCCACACCAGGGGAAGCTCAGGGATGAGCACGTCGTAGTTTCAAAACGTGACCGTTCAAATCAAGCATGTATTTATTGCAGCCCTCACCTGGAGGGCTTTTTTTTGCGCAAATAAACAGCCAAACCATTACAGATCAAAAAGTAAATAAGAAAACCGCTGATTTGACTTAGGTTATACATCTATTTATCCACTTTGCACTATGCTTCGCTTGTTATACGTAACGAACGACCGCTTTGGTCTCCCTTCCGAAGTGCCGGATTTCATTTCGGAGGGGACATTTTTTAACCCGCCATCCCATTCCCTGCCGATAGCTACCTCAGGCACTGCGTGTTGATGTATTCCTGTAAATAGCCAACCTGCTTTGTCACTGTTTCGATTCGCTCTCTGAGGGTGAAATAATCCCGTTGAGCGGAGTCTGTAAGTCGGGGGCTGGAAGCATCGCCCATGCTGCCGGAGCCGGGCGCTCCGTTCGCTGGACATCTGGCGTTGAGCTGCAACCGGCGCTTGCCAGTAGCAACATCGCGCTCAAGCTGATCGATAGTGGCTTTAGCATCTGCCAGTTCTCCCGTGTATTTGGCATCAAGTGCAGCGACGTCGCGCTGGCGCGTCTGCATGTCGACGATTGTGTTGTTAGCCAGCTTCAGGCTGTGGGTAGCTTTATCACGCTGGTCTTTGAAGGTGATCGCGTTATTGCGGTAATGATTAATCGTCCAGGCGAGGGACAGAACGCAGGCGAGCAAGAGTAGAGCGGCGACCGCTTTCCAGTTAGAGATCATCTTTGCTTTCCGCCATGCACATTGAGCGCTCCATCTCACGTCGGTTCTGCAATCCCTTCCATTTCATGCCACCAGCGTAAACCCAGCGGCGCATTTCTTCGCAAGCCCCTTCCTGATCTCCGCGGTTCAGTTTGCGCAGCAGCGTTGATTTGGAGAAGGCATCCGAACCGACGTTAAACACGAAGCTATAAAGCGCGGCGCGCTGGTACTCGCCTAACGGAACTTTCACCAGGCTGTCGACGGTGCGCTTCGCTGGCTGCAGGTCTTTCCACAACAGGCGCTCGCATTCCTGATCGGTATAGGTTTTGCCCCGGATGATGTCGGTACCAGTGTGGCCGTCGCAAACCGTCCATACGCCAGCAACGTCTTTATATGCCTCATACTTCCGGCCTTCGACGCCATCTTTACCGCCAAGGAAGAGAGTCGCGATTAACATTGCCCCGCCGCCAGCGGCCGCAATCAGTTTTTTTCGCAGGCTGCCAGTTAATGCCATGTTAATCGTCTCCTACCTTGACTGCCGGGCCGTACTTTTCGAGCGCGCGGATCTGAGCGTTCGAGACCTTGCGTTTGAAGTAAAGGTTGATGAATAAAGTCAGCAGCGCCACAACGATACCCGCTATGACACCAACGGCGCTCCACTCATCAGGGCTTAGCCGGTTCAGTAAACCATTAGCCACCGAACCGGCTGATGCGCCATAGGCAGCGCCAGAAGCTAATTTGCTCATGTTGTGCATTTCTCTCACCTCCGATTAAGTCGGGGTGCTGTGCGTGAGTAAAAGGTCAGGGTATAGGGCTGCCACTACCAAGACATCCTCTTTAAGATGCTATGATTAATGTGCGCCGAGTGAGGCATATAAATGTAAAAACCCCGCCAGAGCGAGGTTTTCAACTAATAAGCGTCGTGTCGTTGTGACCACTCTTATCACGTTAAATCATTTTTTGCGGACCGCGCTAACTTTTTATTATCTTTAATAACTTTTATTGTAGGAACTTCATACATGAGCTTGACGTTCAACGATCGTGATGAATACCAAAGAAAAATTATTGCTGAAAACTTGTCCAAACTTATTGATTCTTCAATGGATATTTCACCTACCGTCATAGATGGTAACTGGGGGACTGGTAAAACAGAATTTAGCTTAAAGCTTCTTGACTACATATCTAATTCTTATCCCAATAAGAAAGTGATTTATATTGATGCCTTTAAGGAGGACCATTGTGAAGATCCCTTACTATCGGTAACAGCGGCGATCGCAGGCGCGCTACCACCGCCTAAGCAAAAAGCCCTTATACAAAAAGCCATTCCAGCCCTTAAGTTTACTGGCACTACAGCATTAAAAGCTTTGGCTGGCTGGGTCCTCAAGCAAGAAGCGGGCGCTATGGCTGAAGATTTTCAGCAAGCCATGAAGGACACGAGCAATGCTGCAATTGACGGGGCTATGGAAAATTTAATTCGAGAACATATTGATGCTGAAAGCAATGTTAATGCTTTAAAAGATAAAATCCGTGAGTTAGCAAAAGAAAATCAAATCATTATTATTGTTGATGAGCTTGACAGATGCCGTCCAACATTCTCTATCGATATGCTTGAGAAAATAAAACATATATTTGACATCGAGAATGTATTTTTTATATTAGTTACTAACCTCAATCAACTAAAAGCTTCGGTCAATCATATTTATGGGCAGTCAGTTAACTCACAATCTTATTTAGATAAATTTATTAAATATACTTTAACTTTGCCTGAAACTTTTAAGCCAGATGGCTATACAATTACTCATGCCTCAGATTCTCACTGGAAAGGATTAGCCGCTAAGGCCGCAGATCAAACTGCTAGCTGCAACTTGATGAAAGAGCAAATTACAGACCTGCTTAAAGTGAGGCCTTTGTCATTACGTGAAACAGAGACCCTTTTCCGTTATTTTTCAATTTATCAAACATTATCGGCAGAAAAAATCGATCAAGGTAAAATCTTTGCGTGGAACTTAACAGTTTTGACATCCATTTATTTATATTGTTTTGCTGAGAAAAGGGCGATAGCCAACTTCCCTTCGAGAGACTCTATCCAATCGCTGACTGATAATTTATTTATAAATAACATCGATTTTAACGTTGAAAATGGTTATTACCTTCCACAGTACTTCTATGTGATATATGGCATCTGCAAAGAGAATAATACCCGTGTCAAAGAATACTTTAATCTAGATGATGAAGCATTCAAGAAAGTTGACGAGTTTTATAATAGCCTCATAGAGAGAGGTTTTTCTAGATTTAGTTTTACAAAAACAGTAAAAGCCACTTTCGATAAATTTTCGCTTATGTAAAAATATGGGTCCCTTGAGCGGACCCTATTATTTTTAATGGTCTAAGTCTAATCTTACATCTAAAATTGACAGGCACCCTTCAACAAACCCTTCAGCCATTTGTATTTCTATTCGTATTAGCTTCTCATCTTTTCTTCGCGCTCGTGCTATACCGCGCTTAGATAATCTAAAAAGATAATGGGCTACTATCAGCGAATGCTCATATGGCCTCTTCTGCTTTAAACGTGCAAGACAACCTTCGATCACAAGAGCGTCATCATCTGTACAGGAAGGCCGAGACTTGCCGTTTTGCGGGATTAGCCCCTTAAATCCAGCAGCAATTGGAGAATAGTCAACACCAGCACTATCGTTAGCCGCCCAACCGCCCCACAACTCCAAAACCTTCTGAATATCACGCATAGTATTTTCCCACTAAATTACGCCAGCGCGCCGATAGCCAGTGCGCGATCGATAAAACGAAACAGCAGCACCAGTTGGCTGCCGTGCTTTTCTTCAAATGCCACGGTGTCAGCGTGCAACGCGTCGTGATGCGCTCTGCAAAGCGGGATCACAAACAGGTCGTGCGCCTTCGTACCCATTCCACCCTGCCCGTGGCCTATCAGGTGATGGGGGTCGTCTGCCGGGTTGCCACAGCACATGCACTGCTGCGTTTTAACCCAGCGGGTGTACTTCTCATTCTCCCAGCGGCGGCGCTTCGGGCGCAGCATGAAGGATTCCGGCGTTTCCGGATCGACATTCAGCGCCAGAACCTGCTTAGCCACCTCCTCCACTATCTCGCGCCCGAGGCGTTCGCCCGGTACCAGCTCTGTTTCGCGGGTGACCGAACGGATCACCGGCTTCGGCATCCTCAGCACCTGCCGTGCGGCATCTTCAGGCAGGGCATCTGCCAGACCGTTACGCGCGAGCCACCAGCAGAACTCCGGCAGAGTGAGCGTATGTGAATCGTCGAAACCCAGTTCACGGCGGGCAATGGTGAGGATGTAAGCCGCGCAGTTCGCCCGCGCCAAGTCCGCCAGCTGAGCGGTAGTCTGCTCACGCAGCAGGTTATCGCAGTGCCAGCACAGGCGAAGCGCGCCGGGCGCGTGGCGCAGTGTGGTGAGATTCTCGGCGTGCCAGGACTCATGCGGCCACTGACAGCCACCGCTATCCATTAGCCAGCTTTCCAGCCCGAAGATACCGCCAGCCCGGCGCAGCACCGCATCGTTTTCAAAAACACCGGCGAGTGCAGGATCCTCGGCCAGTGGCTGCTCTGCTGGTGGCAGTTCGCCGTTGGGCATACCAGCCAGGCGCTCCGGCTCGTTCTCCAGCAGCATGCGTCCGCGGCGGAAATGCATCAGCAGGCTGGCGCCCGGCCTGAACATGACGAGGCCCAGCTCTGCAACGACGATAGGATTGAGCAGTGCCCTCATTTAATAGTTTCCAGTGTTGTCGGTTTGAACATGCTGATCGTGATCTCGACGCTGCCGCCCTTCACTATCGGTCCCCACTCCACCAGCATCTTTTTCACCTGGCTGTCGTCCTCCCACACGCCTGCATGCGTCAGCGCATCAAAAAGCGCCTTGTTGTAGTTGTCGATGTCCCGGCGGCGCGCGTCCGGAGGGAATAGGAGGATCTCGACTGCAGCTGGCTCAGTCGACGGCTTCGGCAGGCGGCGCAGCTGCTCGATGATGGCTGCACAGGCCGCACTCTGGTATTTGCGCCCGTCAGCGCTGATGAGATGGCGCCCCTTTAGCGGCCCCTTATTCGGAGCGCGCCAGTAGGTGTTCACGCTCGGGGGAAATGGCAGCGTGAGTTTCATACCGCTACCCCCCGCATCTTCAGAAAGGAGATCGCCTGGCCTCTCGCATGTTCTTCACCGGCCACCAGCGAGCGCAGCAACGAAATCGCTTCATCTTCCGCGCCCAGGCTGTTGATGGAGATACCGCGGCACACGCCCGGTAAAAGGGTAATAGCGCCTTTACGCTGTAAGGATCGCAGTACTTCAGTTGCCGCGTTCGGCGAGGCTGCGCCCATCAGTTCGGCAACTTCCTTTTGCGTCGGCGGGATCCCATGCTCCTTATGGAAAGCCACAATCAGGCTCAGTATTTGCTGCTGGCGGGCGGTTAACAGATTCTTTTTCACACTGCCTCCTCAGAGAATGGCCACGATGTCAGCAGCGTTTTCCCGCGTGCTGGCTTTGCTGGAAATGGAGCGGCGGGCGCTGACGTGATGCAGCGTGAAGCCGTGCTGCTCGTAAAGCTCGATAATCCGTGGCGCAGTCGAGTTGCTGATCACCACCCGCGCGCCGCGCTGATGTGCCGCAACACAGGATTCAGCCAGCGCCACCTGGTCAGCCCATACGAAACCGCCGGCGGCATAGTTCGTGAAACCCGCCGTGCCCGGCAGCGGTTCATAGGGTGGATCGCAGTAAACGACATCACCCTCGCCCGCCAGCGACAGCGTGCGGCGGTAACCTGCGTTCATGAAAACGCAGTTGGGCGCCACAGCAACAAAAGCCAGCAGCTCTTTATCCGGGAAATACGGGCCAGTTTTTTTACCCCAGCCGACGTTGAACTCGCCGGCGCGGTTGTAGCGGATCAGGCCGTTGAAGCAGTGGCGGTTCAGGTAGAGGAAAGCGGCGGCGCGCTCCGGGCCGGTCATCTGCTGCGCGTTGAACGCCTGGCGAACGGTGAAGTAACCCGGCTCGTCACTCATTTCGGTAAACAGCTGGCGCGCCAGCACCGTTACCTTCTCTGGCAATACGGCAAGCATCTGATAGAGGTTAATCAGATCCGGATTGGCATCAGCCAGCAGGAATCTCTCGTGCTTACGGGAGTTGAGAAACACCGAGCCACCACCGACAAACGGCTCAACCAGCCGGGCGCCCGCCGGGATGATGCTATCCAGTTCAGGCATCAGCGAATATTTACCGCCAGCCCATTTCAGGAATGGACGCTGCCATGCGCGCGGCGATAAGTTTGACGCAACGTTTTTGGTTTCAATGCCAGTATCTACAGATTCACATTGCATCAGTTCACCACCCGAAAGCCTGCAGGGCGCTGAGAATAATCAGCGTCGGCATAACTACCCGGGAATAACGGGTCTTGGCGGGAGCCTTTGGCTGCCGGGATTAGCCATGCATCTTCGAAATGACGATCTGGACCAAAGAACGTTCTCGCCTGTTTAACGAATTCGGTACCCGTCTTCCCTGTCTGGCTGACAAACGCCGCATAGCGTTTGAGGCCTTCCAGCATGTCATGTGGTGCGACACCCTCACGAACGCGCGCATCCCACGCTTTCAGAGCCGCACTTTTTGAATTACCGCCTGCACGCTTCGGATATAACGCCCAGGCCTGTTCGAATAAGTTATTAGTGACTGATTCTTTGACTGGTTCAGATAAGTTACTGATTCCGGGTGCAGCTCCTGCACCACTAACCGGTGCAGCATTTACACCACCTGGTGCAGCAGATTCACCCCCTGGCGCAGCAGGTGCACCAGAGGGTGCAGCATTTGCACCAGTGCGCAGATTAAGGGTGTAAACGTTCGTACGGTTCAGGCCGTTGGAGGATTTACGCTCCTCGACGGTCACGAAACCATCTTCAACCAATTTTTTGATATGGTTTTGAACAGAACGCTCTGAAATTTCGCACTGATCTGCGATATAGGGAACGGAGGGCCAGCACTCGCCCTGGTCACTCGCATTATCGGCAAGTTTTATCAGCACGAGCTTGCGGAGTGGATTGCCCACCTTCGCTTTCATGGCTCTTACCATTAATTCCATGCTCATCTGAACCTACCTCAAACTCTCTGTAATCGCGCTTAAAGATATGGAGTGGGCTGAAGCATTCGTGGGGGTAGTCACTCCGCAGATAGATAACGCGACGCGATTCTGGCTCCCACCGTATGACTCGGACGGGGATGCCTCTTCTGTCACGAAACCACCTGTCGACATCCCGCATAATTTTTTCGCCTTCCGGTTAAAAACACCCACGATTCGACTGGCACGACTGTGGTTACAAGACACCCAGCGATTTAGTACTCTGCGCTCATACCGAAACAACGGAGTACCCGGAACGGGCTTCATCCGGAGTTGCGGTAAGCGGCTTTTAGCCGTTAAACTGTTCATGCGTTGGTATCTCCACTACGATCGACACGCCGCGACGCCAGGGGCTGCAACCCGCTGGCGTCATCTTTTTCTGGCAGGCAGTAAACGCGCGAAATAAGATTCAGGAACGTCATCAGCGTGACGCGGAACTGATAGGCGATTTCATTCAGGCTTTGCCACTCGCCGCGTGTAACCACTCCATCATCGATATATTCACGGTAAGCACTCACCAGGCTGCCTAACTGCCCGACTAGCTCAGCCAGCTTCAGGCCAATTTCTTCGTTCTCATCTTCGTAAGTAGCGCCGGGAAGATGGGTGCCATTATCTGTTTCACGAGAAAACGCATCTGCCACGTAGCTGACTCCTGCCGCTTTCTGCAGCGTCATAGCCCAGCCCATCGGGAAGATCTGATCACCACCAGCGCGCAGGCGATTAAACAGCGCATCCTCAGTAACATCGATGATTTCGGCCGCCTCGCTATACCCACCAGGTAGCGCAGCGATAGTCTTGCGGACGGCAGCCACCAGCCAAGCTGGCTGCTTTTCTACTTTCCAGTGCTCATTACCCACTGTTAACCCCTTATTGCTGTGGTGTATTTTGTTCGTATTCATGGCTACTGTTTCGGATAAATATCAGGCCGCAGATCAGACTTGGTGATTGCGCCAGCGGTAATTTCTTCCAGCTTCTTCGCGAGAGAAAATCCCGCTTTTTTGTAGCCATTAAATACAAGACGCAGGTAACCAGGTGTTGAGCGGACATTTACTGCTAATTGAAACTGCTGCTCTTTGGATAAAGAGTCCCAATATTCTTTCATGATATGTACCTCCTGTGTACATATTACACGAATAATATGAACCCACAAGGTACTTGTACCATTAAGGTACACAATGTTTAATTCTGGGATGAAAACGATTCAAGAAATTAGGCGGTTAAACGCCAGAAAGCTGCGTGATGGGGTGGGTGGAAATACTTACTTCGCCACCATGATCGACAGAGAGCCCACCCAAACCAGCAGGTTTATGGGGGAAGGCGCGTCTAAAAATATTGGCGATGCAATGGCGCGTCATATTGAAAAATGCTTCGATTTACCGTTAGGCTGGTTGGATCAGGAGCATCAAACCACTAACGTTGCGAAAAGTCCTGATGTATCAGACACTAATAGAAATATAATATTAGTTCCGGTTATTTCTTGGGTGCAGGCAGGAGCATGGACGGAAGCTGGCTTTGCTGAGGTAGACTTGAGCAGTGTTGAAACTTATCCGTGCCCTGTTCCGTGCGGACCCATGACATATATATTGCGTGTGATTGGTGACTCGATGATCGATGAATACCGGCCTGGCGATATGATTTTTGTTGACCCTGAGATCCCGGCAGTTCACGGCGATGATGTAATAGCGCTCATGCACGATTCGGGTGAAACAACTTTCAAAAGATTGATTGAAGATGGTGGCAGTAAGTACCTGAAAGCTCTTAATCAAAGCTGGCCGGAGCCTTACGTTAAGATAGATGGTAACTGCTCCATAATCGGAACGGTGATCTTCTCTGGTAAGCCGCGAAGGTACTTACAGAAAAATTAATTTTCAACTTAAGCCTGCGAAAGCGGGTTTTTTTATGCTTGACAATGTACCCTGTAGGTACATAATGTACCTTTAAGAAACAACTTACAGTTAAAGTTTGAGACAGGCACACAACAGGAGAGAGCATTGGTTGGAACGCACATAGAAGCTTCGTTGTCCGGGCCAGTGGCTGGGGAAGAATCCAGTACAAACCGACCGGCGGCCAGATCGGTGCCAGGTTACGCAGTGCTCTCCCCGTTGTGGTGAATGCGGCTCAGCGCGCGCGGGACAGTTAACAACGTCTTTATCAGGTGGTTTGGTACCCGATCGCAAGTAACTGGATGCGATCACCGGGAGGCACCCGGCACCACAAAATTACAAAACGCAGTGTGTAGTCATTGGCGGCATCGGATCCTTACCCGTGAGGTTGCCGCACTTTTTTTCGCATAGATGCAAGCGCGCTCCGGCACTCTCCCTCAAGTGTCTGGTCGTTAATGCAAACTCCTTCCGGAGCGCGCTTACATCTGTGTGGAGATACCAGGGCGGTTGCAGCCGCCCGCTTCATTAAGCGCCCTTCTCTGTTACGGGCGTTTATTAAAGCGAACCCATTTTTATTAATCGCCAGCCGGCGAGGGATTCGTGCAACCAAAAATCGCGCGTTGCAGCGCGCAGGAGATACCAACATGCGAATGAATGCCAAAGAGCTGATCGCCGAAGCCAGAGTGACAACCCCTACTCTGCCACCAGCAGCAGCAAAGTTAATGACCGCTATGGCAGACCGTCTCGATCTACAGTTCGTGGTGCTGTGCGAATCGCGGAACGAGGCAAAGCAGCTGGCTGGGGAGAATGCTCTGATGAAGTCGGCTATTAAGACTCACAGCGAATCGGTCCACTTCTGCGTGGGTTGTGGAAAAGATGATCCATGCAGCAATGACGATGTTTGCTATGCACTTGAAGAAACTCCAGCCACTGATGCATTCCTCGCCTCCCTGCGCGCAGAAGCTCGCAAACAGGGTGCTGTCTTTGCAGCAAACAGAATTTTGGCAGCCTGGGATGCTGGTTTCGTTGAAGACACACCAGAAAACGCGGCGGATATCGCCCGCACAATTCTGATGTCTACGGAATTTATGGACGAAGCACCCGATGGTGATTTCGATCGTTCTTTCGCTGATGAAGTGCTTGAGGCCATCGCCGCCCAGTTGCGCATCAAATCGGAGGTGCAGTCATGATCACCATGACACTCGACGAGTTTCGCACCGAGATTAAAAACCAAGGCGTTGAGTGTAACGACTTTGCTTTCAGGTGCCCAATGTGCGGAACCATTCAATCAGCAAAAACGCTTATAGCTGCAGGAGCCGGTAAGGATTTCGAAGAGGTTGAGAAGTACCTAGCCTTTTCCTGCACTGGTCGCTTTACAGGAAAAGGCAGCCCATCCAAGGAGACGGGAAAAAACCACGGCTGCAATTGGACACTGGGTGGTTTATTTAGCATGCACAAGCTTGAGGTGGAAACTCCTGACGGTAATAAGCACCCTCGCTTTGAAGTGGCCACCCCTGAAGAAGCGCAAGAACTGGCGATGAAAGGCAACGCAGGAGACAGCCAATGATCCATTTCCATGGCGGCCCTATTACCCCAGATACCTGCGCTTTGAAAGCGTGGAAATCTCGCCATGCTTTCATCAGCTTTGCTAATGCCGGCCAGTTGCCGCTGGCAAGTGAAGTGTGCCAGTCATTCGCTTTGGATAACGGGGCTTTCAGCTTCTGGACTAAAAATCGCGTCGTTAACTGGCATGATTATTACGCCTTCGTCGCGCGCTGGGGTAATCACCCGCGATTCTCCTTCGCTGTCATTCCGGACGTCATCGGCGGCAGTAGTGAAGAGAATGACGCTCTTATCGCTGAGTGGCCACACGGGAAATTTGCTGGCGCTCCGGTTTGGCACATGAATGAACCAGACGAGCGCTTCATGCGGTTATGCCGGGACTTTCCACGAGTTTGCATTGGCAGTATGGGCGAGTACGACGCAAAACGACCGCGACGCTGCGTTGCCAGATTGCGTGACCTGATCCGACACGTTGTCGATGAGAACGGCTACCCAATTACAAAATTACACGGCTTACGAATGCTGAATGCCGACATTTTCAGGCACATCCCTTTGTCCTCTGCAGACAGTACTAACGTCGCACGCAATATCGGGATCGATAAAGCCTGGAAAAAATCAGCCTATGCGCCAGCAAGTAAAGAGACACGGGCTGCGGTGCTTGTTGAACGCATTGAATCAATGAACAGCGCCAGCTCACTGAACTATGACGCCGGGCGCGACAGGTTTATGCCACAACTGGCCTTCGAACTTTAAGGAGTCAGCATGACAGCAGAAATCATCGATCAGGCCAACGCTCTGGTAGAGCTCAACATGGAGCATGCCTTACAACGCATTCGCATCGACCGTGACGCTGTTTCAGCGGAGCAGTGCGAAGCGTGTGGTGTGGACATTCCTGAAGCGCGCCGTACTGCCATTCCCGGTTGCAGGACCTGCGTGGATTGCCAGCAGCTGAACGAGCTGCGAGGAGGAAAACATGCTCGCTAAAACAATCGCGGCAGCGCGAACCGATGCCGCTGCTGGTACCGGCCAGGATAAGCAAGCAAGTGTCTCCGGCCGCCTGCGAACGGAGAATTGTATCAGCTGTAACGACGGCACCCGTCATGGGTGCTCGTCATGTGCCTACAGACTTAAATAACCGGTTGCAGCCGGTAGCGGAGAACCGACCATGATTCAGATGTTGACGCTTGAGGAATGGGCAGCAGATAAATATCGCAGCAATCCACCCAGTGTTTCCACTCTTCGTCGTTATGCAAAACAAAACCTTTTTTCGCCACCAGCGATGAAGCAAGGGAGATTGTGGCGTGTACGTGAAGATGCGGAATTGGTTGGGGAATTAGCTTCGCCCATTATCAAGAATTCTGATTCACCAAAGTTATTAAGGATCCTTAACGATGGCAGCAAGACCTCGTAAAAATAATGTAAGCGTCCCGAATCTATATCCTCTGTATAGCCGGAAGGTCAACAAGGTTTACTGGCGTTATAAACACCCTATTACGGGTAAATTTCATGCACTCGGTACCGATGAAGCAGAGGCTATAGCCATTGCTACTGAGGCTAATACTCGACTCGCAGAACAGCGTTCTCGGCAGATCATGGCGATCAGCGACAAAATCGCGACAAGCAAAGGTAAAGCTATAACCGCAAACACTTGGCTTGACCGTTACTGGAAGATCCAAAGTGAAAGACTGGAAAGTGGCGATATCAAGCTGAATACCTTTAAGCAAAAAGCAAAACCAGTAGCTTTGCTTCGTGAGCGTGTAGGTACGAAGCTAATCTCGTCGGTAAATGTGCGGGATATAGCTGAAATACTGGAGATCTATGTTTCAGATGGTCAACCGAGAATGGCGCAGGTAATACGCTCAGTTTTAATCGATGTATTTAAAGAAGCTCAACATTATGGGGAGGTTCCCCCTGGGTACAACCCTGCCCTTGCAACAAAACAGCCGCGCCGACGTATAACGCGGCAACGCCTTAATCTGGAAGAATGGCAGAAAATTTTCGATATTGCCGACGCAAACCATAAGTATATGGGTAACGCTATGTTGTTAGCCCTTGTGACTGGCCAGCGTTTGGGGGATATCTCTAACATGAAATTCAGCGATATTTGGGATGACCATCTTCATGTTGTTCAAGAGAAAACTGGAAGCAAGCTGGCCATCCCACTATCCCTAAGACTAAACGTGATTAACTGGAGTTTGAGGGATGTAATTGCGCGCTGCCGCGACTATGCGATAAGCCCGTACCTAGTTCATTTCTTTCGTTCTACCTCAATGGCAGAACGAGGGGCGAAGGTAAAATCGAACACATTAACAATGAATTTCAGTAAAGCCCGAGACAAATCGGAAATAGTTTGGGGGGAAGGAACACCAGCGACTTTCCACGAACAAAGATCGTTATCTGAAAGATTGTATAGCGAACAAGGGATTGACACTCGTAAATTGTTAGGCCATAAATCCCAAAAACAAACAGACAGGTATAATGATGACAGAGGTAAAAATTGGATAAAAATTAATGAAAAATAAATATATTTCAATTTCGGATAGATAGCATCACTATCTGAAAGACAATAAGAATTATTTGGATGAATGTTATTATTCCAAAAACCAACGCTAAAGATGCTATGAAATATAATTTTATATTTGATAAGCACAATAACGAAAACAACAGGGTAATACCAAGCTCAAGAAAAACAATAAAGTAAAAGGCGTAAGTTGCTTTGAAATAACCGTACGCCCTAAACCTTCTGATATTATCATTATCTAGAGAAGACAATATTACTATTAGTGCAAAAACTAAAGCCATCATTGCTGTCGCATATGAGGCCATAGCCGCACCTAAACCATCAAGATGTTCTACAAAATTAACATCAGGAAGTAAATTATATCTGTATTTGTATATAGCAAGTCCTACACCGTTAGTGAGTGCTACGAAAAATATTGTAGGAAATGCTTTAATCATTTTAGTACCCAGCGTTTCTTAAATCCGCATTGTTGTTAAAGTTAGTATCCATCTGTGTATATATTGGAACATTGTCCCTCACATTTACCATGTCATATATACAGCCGGAAGCTGCAATATGAAGTTCTACTGCCTGGTCACCCGCAGCTTGTTTTGCCGCAATAGTCAGGTCTCGTACTCCCTGCGGCAAATTCGTCAGCGTGGGTACAATTGTATCACGGATGTTCTTACTTCGCTTAGGTTTGATGACAAGTTCGAAGCTCTCGACGTCATCAAATTGTAGTAGTGTGACTCCCAGAAAGTTTGTTAACTGACGTGCAGCAAAAAGTGAATTATTCTCCAACCGAACATTTATCTTACCCATATGGGCGAACTGCAAGGCTTGAGCTGGAGTAACGGTTTTGGAAATAGGTTCAAACCTGAGATTATTATTATTATTTAAGTTTAAGAAATAATGATCGTAATAGGTAGAAAAAGCGCCAATCTTCGGGCCGTAAACGGTACTACCGAAGCCAATGCATCTTGGCTTGATAACCACATAAGATGCGAAAGCAATTTCCTCATTGGCTTGGAGAATAGCAGATATATCTTGGTATCTATGGTTTGCTCTATCAATTGTTTTTATTATGTCAGTGTTATTAGCTTTTAAAAACATAAATACGTCACCATTAATATGGTGAATGGAATAATATGTTCCGTTTAAATTCGCCAGTTGATTGTTATTGTTAATTAAATTCAAGAAGGCGGTATTCATAGGTAAATGCAAAGCATTACCATTTTGCGGGTATAAATCATACTTAAAGTAATTAGTTCTCATCCGTCACTTGCTCAAAGATAGAATTCCATGAACCAATACTATTTAGCACGAATTAAAAAAACAATGATATATGCACGGTTTTGATAAATTGTTTTGATAAATTTTTGATAACCGTTCGAAAACTAATAATAAGAACGGGAACCAATAGGTTCCCGTTCTTATGCAACCCGCAGCGCGGATTACATGTTCGCGATGATCGCGTCGCCAAACTCTGAACATTTCAGCAGTTTAGCGCCATCCATCAGACGTTCGAAATCGTAGGTCACGGTTTTGGCAGCGATTGCGCCTTCCATACCTTTAACGATCAGGTCTGCGGCTTCGAACCATTCCATATGACGCAGCATCATTTCTGCGGACAGAATGATGGAGCCCGGGTTCACTTTATCCTGGCCTGCGTATTTCGGCGCGGTGCCGTGGGTCGCTTCGAACAGTGCGCACTCGTCACCGATGTTCGCGCCAGGTGCGATACCGATACCGCCAACCTGCGCCGCCAGGGCGTCGGAGATGTAGT